CCAGCAGGAATGCCGCAGCTACCGGCTGGAATGCAGCTACCAGCAGGACTGCCGCAGCCACCAGCGGGAGCGCCGCAGCTACCAGCAGGAGCGCCGCAGCTACCAGCAGGAGCGCCGCAGCCGCCGGTTGGAATGCCGCAGGGTTGGCAGCCGTGACCGCACCCATCGTTAGCACCGTACCGCCATCCCGCCGCGACTATGGCTGGATCAACGGCAAGCCCGGCCCGCGTAAGGGCGGCAAGAGCGGCCGCCGAGGAAAGTAATGCCAGCAGCCCAGGTCTATGACCTCGCCGCGACACGACAGCAGCGGCGAGCGGCCGAGCGCGCGCGGCCGGACGACGACGAGGATGACGACAAGAACTACCTGAGCGTCACTGACCTGCGAAAGCAGTGGCAGCAATACGCCGGACAGAAGGGGCCTGAAGGCGATGAGATGCTCGACGCGCGGCACTACTATCATGGCGATCAGTGGACGAAGGACGAGATCGCCATCCTCCGAGGCCGCAAGCAGCCCGTTGTCACGAGCAACCGCATCGTTCGCAAGATTGACGCAGTGGTCGGATTGGTGGAGCGAATGCGCCAGGATCCGAAGGCATATGCGCGTACTCCGCAACACGACCAGGGCGCGGAGATAGCCACCGCGACGCTGCGCTACGTCCTCGACAGCACCGACTGGGCCAGCAAGTCGAGCCGCATTGCCCGGCACGCCGCGATCGATGGGCTCGCTGGCATTGAATATGACCTAGTGACTAGTGAGACAGGCGATCCCACGCTGGAGATGCACATCGTCTACGGCGATGGCTTCTTCTACGACCAGACCAGCTACGACGAAGGCTTCACCGACTGCCGGTTCATGGGTGTCGCCAAGTGGTGCACCAAGGAGCAGATCAAGGAGATCGTCCCCGACAAGAAGGCCGAGATCGAGGCCATGACGGAGACTGGCTCCGACATGATCGGCACGCAGGAATTCGATCGCGAGGCAGTCTGGCACAACACCGAGAAGGGCAAGCTGCGGCTGATCGATCACTGGTACATGCACGATGGTAAGTGGCGCTGGTGCCTGTACGCGGGCAGCGTGATGCTGATGCGCGGCACCAGTCCGTTTGTCGATGAGAAGGGCAAGACGTTCTCGCGCTACCGCGTGTTCAGCGCGTCCGTCGACCACGACGGCGATCGCTACGGATTTATCCGTAACCTGAAATCGCCGCAGGACGAGATCAACGCCCGGCGCTCCAAGTCGCTGCATCTACTGAACAGCAGGCGTGTCATCTCGGAAAAAGGCGCGGTCGACAACATCGAGGTGTCGCGCCGGGAGTGGGCTAAGAGCGACGGCTGGATCGAAACCAATCCCGGCCTGAAGGTGGAGCCCGACGTCAGTGCCATCAACGATTTCAAGGGCCAACTCGAGTTGCTGCAAGAGGCGAAGAACGAGATCGAGAATTTCGGACCAAACCCGGCGCTGATCGGCCAGGGTCTGGAGGATAGCAGCGGCCGTGCCATCCAGTTGTTACAGCAGGCAGGCATTGCCGAACTGGGCCCGTATCTGACTGCTTACAAAAACTGGAAGATACGGGTCTACCGTGACATCTGGAACATCGTGCAGCGGCACTGGCGCAAGGAACGCTGGATCCGGGTGACCGACGACAAGCAGGTCGCGCAGTTTTTCCAGGTCAACAAGATGGAGTTGGACGAGTACGGCCGCCCCATCCTCGTCAATGCGCTGGGCGCGCTCGATGTCGACATCATCATCGATGAGGGGCCGGACACCATCAACATGCAGGGCGACGCAATGATGGTCCTGCAAAGCCTCGGCCCGCAATTCCTGCAAGAGTTCCCGGAGATCGCGCTCGAACTGTCTCCCATACCAAGCAGCGTGAAGAAGCCCATGCTCGACAAGATCGAGCAGCGCAAGAACCAGCCGCCGCCGCCGGATCCCAAGGTCATGGCGATGCAGGCCAAGGCACAGATCGATGGGCAGAAGGCGCAAGCTGACCAGATGCTGGCGCAGCAGTCCGATCAGCGCGAGGCCGCCAGGATGCAGCAGGAGATGGCGCTCAACGTCCGTAAAGCTCAGATGGACGAGCAGGCTCGCGCGCAAGAGGCACAGCAGAACGCCATGATCGAGCGTATGCGCGCCGAGAACGAGCAGATGATCGCCCGCATGACGGCCGCCGCCGACATCCAGATCGAGCGGATCAAGGCCTCCAACGCTGCGCGGCTCGATGAGGAGCGTCACCAGCACCAGATGAAGATGGAGAAGGAGCGCGCAGCGAATGCGCCTGCTCCAGCCCAGTGAATTCGCGGCCACGGCGAAACGTGGCAACGCACGCCTGAGCGATAGAGGGCAGCGTAGTCCGCGACGATACGCGGAGCATGAGGACGACAATGGCAATCGAGAACCAAGGAGCGGACCCAGGACCATCTGAAGACGCATTCTTCGACAACGCGGTTGAAGGTGTCACCCCGGCGAAAGCCGAACCGGCACCAGCAGCAGCGGCTCCTGTCGAAAAATCTACGACGACAACAGAAGCGACAGCGCCAGCGACCGACGGCAAAGAGAGGCCGCAGGTTGATGACGATGCGCCGCAGGTGCCGTCGTGGCGAGTGCGGGAGATCAACGAGGAAAAGCGTGCGGCACTAGCCGAACGCGACGCCTTGAAAGCGGAGCGGGACAGGCTCGCCTACGAGCAGCAGGAATTCCGGCGGCACATTCAGCAGCAGCAGGAACGTCCGGCCGAGCCCGAGGCACCCGATCCCTTGCTTGATCCGAAGGGTTGGACAGCGTTTCAGGAGGCCCGCTGGGAAGCCCGGCTGGTCAACGAGCGCCGCGAAAACTCGCTTCAGCTGGCAAAGCGGACCTACAAAGAGGAATTCGATCAGGCTTACGAGGTGGCCAAGCGGTATGTCGACCCGGCATTGCGGGCCCGCATGCAGCAGTCACCCGATCCTGGCGAAACCTTGATGCACTGGTTCCGCGACCTGAAGGTTCGAGCCGAGGTTGGCAACGATCCGGCCGCTTACCGCGCGAGAGTGCGGGAGGAGGCGATGAAGGATCCGGAGTTTCGCAAGGCCGCCATGGAAGCATGGGGCAGCGAGGCTTCCGCCACCGACGCCAACGGTCGACCGAATGTGCGTCTGGCACCGTCATTGAACGCTGTCAGTCGTTCCAACGCTGCGCTGCGATCGGCGCTCCAATCCGACGTACCGGACGGGGCGCTGTTCGACAACATCATCGATGCACCGCGACGCCGCTAAGCCCAAGGGCTGGCGGCCGAGCATTTTGAGAGGACAGGCCAATGGCCCTCACTACCAACCACCCTAACAATGAACTGATCAAATTTAGATCAGACGTTGCGTTCGACTTTCTGCGCGCCTCACGGTTCGACCCGTACATGGGCGCAGACAGCACCTACCCGATCGTCCGCATGAAGGATCTCGCGGCCGACGGCAAGGAAATCCGCATCCCGCTGGTCACGCAGCTGGCCGGGCCCGGCGTCGGTGCCGGTACGCTGCGCGGCTCTGAAGAGCAGATCGACAGCTACGGCATGCCGATCTGGGCCGACTGGGCCCGCAACGCGGTCGCCAACAATCGCGCTGCCGACAAGGAGAGCAGCTTCTCCATCCGCTCGACGGCACGCTCGCTGTTGCGCGGCTGGGCCCGACGCATTGTCCGGGATGATATCGTCGACGCGCTGTTGTCGATCCCGACCGCAAGCATCCAGTCATCCCGGCTGCTCGCGCCGGGCAACCGGGTCAACGGCATCCGCTGGTCGGCGGCGTCGGCGGCCAACAAGACCGACTGGATGGTCGCCAACACCGACCGCATCCTGTTTGGTGCGGTGGCTACCAACACCAAGGCGACGTTTGCGCTGTCGAGCGCCGAACTCGACACCACGGCCGACAAGATGTCGGCGGCAATCGGCTCCTACCTCAAGCAGCTGGCACAGCAGACCGGCGTGTCGACGTCCAATCCAGGCGTCTACAACGGCAAGCCGAAAATCACGCCGTTCCAGCTGAAGGACACCGACCAGGAGTGGTATGTGTGCTTCCTGGGCTCACGGGCGATGCGCGATCTGAAGGCGGATCCCGTGATGTACCAAGCCAACCGCGATGCGCGCGAGCGCGAGAGCAGCCCGACCAGCAACAACCCGATCTTCACGGGCGGCGGGCTGGTCTACGACGGGGTCAACTATCTTGAGATCCCCGAGATCACGCAGCGGCTGCTGCTGGTCAACGCCGGTTTCGGCGGCACGACCGACGTCGAGCCGATCTTCATGTGCGGACAAGGCGCGATGGCCTATGCGTTGGGCCAGATGCCTCGCCCCACAACCTTGGAAGATGGCGACTACGACTTCGTCACCGGCATGGGCATCGAGGCTCAGTACGGCGTTGGCAAGATCGCCAAGGCCCCGCTGAGCGTCGTCAATGCCACGATCGGCTCGCTGGTCGACTGGGGCATGGCGACCGGCTTCGTCGCTGCGGCTCCGAACGCTTAAGCTTCCTCCGAGACTTGGGGGAGGCGGGTTCGACGCACGCTTTCCCCATTTTTTCTTCCGCGCCGAAACACTGTCATGTCAGGAGTAAAATCGCATGACAACTCGTACAGACTACGTTCAACCCCAACACGGCGGGCAAGGCTTCGCCCGCACCATGAAGGCATTCGGTCGTCGCGTGACGATCGCGGCGGGCGACAACGTCACCAACAACGTGGTGGAGGCGTTCACGGTCCCGGCAGGCTTCGTCGTGACCGGTGTGGCTGCGGTGTCGACCGTGCTTGGCGCGAGCATGGCCTACGGCGTTGGCGACAGCGGCAGCGCGACGCGCTACCTCAGTGCCGCCAGCGGCGCGGCAGTGACGCCGGTTCTGACACTGGCGACGACTGGGTTGCTGTACAAAAACACAGTCCAGACAACCATCCTGATCACGGTGTCGCTGCAAGGCACTGGTCAGCCAGCCGGTACGATCGATCTCTATCTGATCGGCTTCATCGACAACTAGGCAACTGATTTGCTGTCTGTCGCTTATCCCAGTGCTAGGACGGCAACTGGGCGATCGTCTGCCGAGGCCAACAAGGCAGGCGGTCGCCCACAACCAGAGGAAACACTTCAATGCCTAAAGTGACAGTGACCTACAAGGCTCCGGAGAACGGTGCCAAGACGTTCGAATGGGAAGGCATGACATTCTCCGACGGCAAGGCCACCGAGGTCGAGCAGACCGAGAAAAATGCTTACGCGCTGGAGAAGCTGGCCGACAATCCTCTTTTTAACGTGTCCGGTCCCACCAAAGCAGCCGGGGATACCGGACCAAAGAAAGCCGAAGGCAGCAAAGCCGAAAGCGGCAGGGCGGAAGACGATAACGGCGACAAAGCCAAAAACAAGATCCGCTAAGCCACGCCGGGGCAAGTGACATGAGCAAAACCAGAGCCGAGATCCAGTTCAAGGTTCTCGGCATTCTCACGGGCGGTGATGTCGGCTCTGGTCCGTCGGCCGAGGATGCCGACAACATCGATGGCTACATCGACAGCGTGGTCGCCGAGCTTGCGTCGGATACGGTCTACATCGCCGATCCCGACCAGCTGGACGAGGATATCTTTGTCACGTTCTGCAAGCTGGTGGCCGACGCTGCCGCCGAGGAGTACGGCGCAAAATCCGATCCGGCGGCGGCGCAGTACTGGCGCAATCGCCTTCGTGTTCTCAAACGCCCGACGCCTGGGTATGGGCCGATCGAGCAGGAGTATTTTTGATGGGCTCACGGGTCTGGATCACCGAATTCGCTACGTCGAAGGTCGAGGCATCACCGTTTGCGGCGCTGGCGAGTGCGCTGGCCGGTCACGAGATCGATCTGGCTGCTAAGCCGGACGTGACCGCGCCAGCGTTTCAAAAGAACACGGCTTACATTCGAATTATGAGCGAAGCGCAGTGCGCCATCGCGCTGGTTAAGGACAGCAGCCGCCCTGGCGAGGCGACGCGGGCGCTGAACATCATCCTGCGGCCGGGGCACGAAGAATATTTCGGCGTGACCGGTGGCGGCGTGCTGTCGCTGGTGCTGGTCGAGGATGTCGATCCGCCGCTCGAACTGAACGCAGGCTTGCCTGATGCCTGAGCCGCTCTGGGACCAGCTGATGGCACAGGGACAAACCCCGCCATCGCTATGGCCCGACGCGGCACCGGTCGACCCCAATTACCAGCGAGATCCGTTCGAGGTCGCCGCCCAGCGGGTGCGGCAGCCCTATCGCAACATCGCCGCGCCAGGGTCGAGCAACCTGGGGCCGATCGCCGAGGCGCTCGCGCCGACCGAGCCGTGGGAATACGGGCTGATGGTGGCTGGCCCTGGTCCTGGCTTGATCGGCCGAGGTCTGGCGGCATTGCCAGCAGCAGCGCGACTGGGTGCAGCTGCGGCCGGATTTGCGCTGACGCCCAGCGAGGCGGAAGCTGGTGGAGAAGCTGACTGGGTTCGCACCGTTCGCCAACCCGAAATTGCGTGGTCAAGCGGACGAGATTATCGGCCGATACAGCCACTACGCGGAGCAGTATCCGGATATCGGCCCGCCGGAACTGATGTGGAAACTGCCGGATCCCAATAAGCCTGGAAAATTCCTGAAAGAGGCTGGCGGCACGGTGCCGTATCAGACGCTGGACGAGGCAACCGCCAAAGCCAAGGAGCCTGGGTTCTTTCTTGAGAAGAAACTGACACCCGAGGCTGAACAATTCCAAAAAGACAGAAACATCATCCAGCGCGACATGGATCTGCACGGCTATGACCCGTATTTCGATCCGGCCAAGCGGTTTGACGTCAATCCCAAGCACTACGGACCATTTGAAGACACGGCGGTCACCGCGTCACCCAAGACCCCGGCAAAGCGGGAAGAATGGAACGCAAAGTACGGCACCGACGAGATCCGCGCGCGATTGCAGGAAGGTTTTAAGCGCGGCTCGCAGGTTCCGGAGAGTGATCGCTGGTATCTCATGGGCCAGCTTGAGCAGGCTTACGTCAAGCAGCTGGGCCCGAAAGCGGGCCGGGCGGCATTCGAAAAAGAATTTGCCGACATGATGGCGGCGACCACGGGCGGCGCTGCTCCGTATGACAACTACCTGATGTCGCACTACGCCAACGTCATCAACAAGCAGGGCGAGCGACTACCGGAAAGCGGCTGGCAGCTGCCGTTCCCGATCGGTGGCCGGTTTGCTTCCGGCAACTTGAAGCAGGCACAAAAATATCTCGACCAGGGTAGCGTCGACTGGGCCGAGAACAACGCGAAGCGGTACGATTTTTCGTCGGCGTTCAAGGGCAACAAGAACGCCGGTACGATCGATGAGCAGATGATGACGGCGTTCGACCCGACGCTGAAGGACAAGCAGCCGGTCTGGTACGGCCCGGCAACCAAGACGCTGCGCGAAGAGGCGGCCAAGGCTGACGTCGACGCGCGCGGATTTCAGGATGTCGATTGGGCTGGTCTGAAGGCGCTCAAGACCGAGGCCAAGGGCAAGACGTTCGACTACGAAGGCCCGATGATCAACCAGATTAACCGGTCGATCGAGACAACGCACCGCCTGACCGGCATGCCGCGCGAGGAGATCGTGCGGCGTGGCGTTGTCCTGAAAGAGATCCCGATGTACGGCCTCACCGGGGCGGTGGGGACGGGTGCCGCTCTCGCCCCCGCGCTATTCGGCGGCGACGAAGCGCAGGCGGGACCGGCGAAAGCCATTGGCGATGTTTTGTATCACGGCACGTCAAAAGATAAGGGGTTCTCCAGTCTGAGGGATGCCAGAAACGGCACTTGGTTCAGCACCAATCCGAAGGAGGCGTCTGACTACGCCACATCAAATGACAGCATGGGCTTTCGCTGGGAAAACTC